TTTACATTATTAAATTTATTACTAGGTCTAGTAGTTGTTGTTTTTAAGTTGAACTGAGTGTTGACGTATTCACCGTCAACTGCGTGGAAGTATCCACTGAAGGTTTCATTGTGTATACGTATGCCACTTCTCTCGATGGCGTTGAATACCACTGACACTCGACTGTTAAAGAACTCATCATATTTTGTTATTTTATTGTTAATATTCGCTTTTAAATCTTCAAAAATGTTTTCACACAATTCATAATGTTTAACAATCGGGATAATTAAATTTAACTCGGGATTATCCTTATGTTGTCTATAATATAAATCATGTGTAGGTGTTGTAGGTCGTATATACGGATTAGGGGGTGGATTAATGTCATAAAGAGTTTTGATTGGGAAATAATGTAATATTTCTTTTTTATCTCTACAATATAATATTTCAAATTTATTTAATAAATCGTTTATACGCGTGTTTAATGCATTTAAAGATTCACTATGTGTAACACATACCATAAAACCTTTACTCGCTTCAATCGGTCTAATATACACTAAACTAACATGGTTTTGTACGGGGTGTATTGTGTCATTGTAAGGTATTACCTCAATGAAAGCCTTTTTATAACTACTATTTATTAAAACATTTAACTGCTCCTCGTCTTCTACAAGCCAGTACATATACCTTTATTTTAACCCCCAATATACGAAATTATTTAATAACCTCCACTTGTTATTGAAATGTTTCTTGTAGGTTCTACATATGAACCCGATTGTGAGGATGGTGGAATGGGGTTTAATATAGAACCTGTTGGTAAAAATTCCAAATAATCATGAGCTTCTGTTATATGTTGTTTACCTACCATTGGTCCTTTTTTAGGATGGATGTGATAGTAACCTATATATGGTTTTTTGCTTTTAGTATATCTTAACTCCGATCCATTACTATATAAATTTTCGTTTTCATCAAATTTAAAGTATTGAGTGTATTTTTTAGTAAAAAAATTACTAAACCCATATATTTGTAGTTTTTTTTCTTTTAGTCTAACACTATTAAAATTTGATTTATAAACTTCTTCATTTTTACCTGTTAATGCCCATATAATTTGAACTGGGGTATATTTATCAAACTGTGTTGATGGGTCATTATCTACAAAAGATGTATAAGAAATTAAATTTGTTTCTATTGTAGAGTAATCTACAAAGTTATATAGAAAATATCTATTAAAATATCCATTATTATAATTTAATTCTGTTGGTATTGGTATTATTTGTTTTGGGGATTGTGCCGGAGTTAGTAATTCAATACCTTTTTTTCTTTGCAAAAAAGAATAATACCCTGACCAATATGTTCCTTGATTTTCATCTAGTAAACTATCTTCATATTCGTTATATACTGAAGTTAAAGGTTGAAGCTGATTATTAGGTAAATCATCTGTATTTTTACCTGTATATTTTTTATTATTAGAAACTTGAAAATAATATCCTTTATATGGTTTTTTTGTTGCCGCAACCATATATTCTGTACCATCGGTGTATAAGTTTTCTTTTATTTGTGACTTTGGAAAATACATTTTTATGCTGGATTAGGTGGTTGGTTAGTTAAAAATAATTTTGATTCCATATTTCTTCTACTCCTTAATATGGGCTTACCACCAGCATTTACCATAGTATCAGCTAATACTTCTCCTGCTTTTGTATAATCTTTTGCTAATATTAAGTCATATAATTTCTTTTTACCTGGAGTTTTTGTTCCATAAAAAGGACCTGTATTATAGTTAAAATGAACTAAAGCATCAAATTCATTTTGAGTAAATGGAATTTGTCCCCATCCCCCAGATTTTACCATTTGTTGTCCAGTATAGTTAACTATATCATTGAATCCTTTATTTCCGGAATTTTGAGTTATTTGGTCTCCTAATTTTATTTCATTTTTACCATCTCCTCTTCTAACAAATGATTTTCCTGTTTGAGTTTGAAGTACTCCATTTCTAGTATACTGTTGACCTGGGGTATAATAAGTTTGACCATACCCTATTGTAATAGGTTTACCCTGTTTAACTGGATCATTTTTAGTACCTGGGTCTTTATATGCATTTGCTCTAAAAGCCTCTGATGATTTTAATTTTTTTCTTACATTATTTGATGGTACTAGTTGAGAAGGTAAATATCTTTGAGCATTTCCATTACTTTCAGATTGACTAAGTGTTTCATTTTCATCTAAAACTAAATAATCAAATAATCCTGTGTCTACTGCTTCAATATTATCAGGTTGTGTTGGGGGTATACTTAAAGTAGTAATTTTAGTTATCCACTTTTCATCTTGAAGGTCATGATTTATTGTCATAACAAGAAAAGTTAAAGCTTGGGTTCCAAAATTTTGGTATTCAACTGGGAGAAATCTATTATTTACATTAATTCTTTGAAAAAGTTTTATCCCACTAATTCCATCTACAGTTAAACTTAATTCAATAGGAATAAAACCTCCTTGATTAGATGGATTTCCTGTTACTCTAAATATTTTTTGATCTCTTTTTCTTAAATATTCTTTAAATGCAGCTTTTCCTTGACTAAAGAAACCCGTATTGTCTCTATTTAGGTATAAAGCTTCATCTAATCCAATAGAAAAAGGTTGACCATCAACATCTTTTTTTCCAGCTAAAACCCCTCCTACAGCATAAACAAGCCAAGTTTGGTAAGATAATTCAAAATCAATATCTGTTACATCTAATACATCTTTTCCTTGTATTTTTTTCCATGCAATATAACCTGATATGGCTGTTTCAAGAGATTCATTTTCAAAATTCCATCCTTTATATCTACCAGTTTTTCTATTTCCCGAACCATTTCTTGCATTTATTGTTACATAATTTTTATCTTTTACACCAGAGCTTGTTCTAAGATATGCCCATCTAATAAAGTCTCCATCTTCTTCTTCTCTGTAACCTAATTGTTTATTTCTTAAATCTCGGTCTGTTGATAATTTACCTGGGATATTTCTTTGGACATCGGTAACTACTATATCACCCCACCATTCCTTTAATTCAGCTCTAATTTCTGATTCTTCTTTTAGTTTAGATATTTCTATTAATTGTTCTTCTGTAATAAAATCTGGTGGTGGAGCTATAGATTTTTGGAATCTATCAATTAACCCAGAATTAATATTTCCAAAAGCTGTACCATCTGTTACTTTAGATTGTGACCCGCCTGCAGTTGTTCCAATTGTTATGTTTGTAGCTAAGCTTGAATCAATTTTAGTTTCAAAGTTAAATTCTTTAACAAAGTTTGATATTGGTGTTTTACCAGTTGTATTAAAACCAAACACTTCTAAAGGAGTAATTTCTTGTGGTTCAGGAATATAAGATAATAATTTTTTTAGTACTTGAGGATTACCTTTTATTGGATTTTGGTCTATAAAAACTAAAGTATTTTTTTCAGCATTAATAATAGGTTCAATTTTATTAACATCACCCAAAGCACTATTAATTCCTTTACATATTTCAGAAAAAAATGAAAATAAATCTACAACACCACTATCATTATTACTTTGGTTTAAACATTGTTTTATAAAATTAAAGTTTAAATATAAATTCATTAATTTTCCATAAAAAACATCAATTTTACCTTCTTTTTCTAAAATAAAATAATCTTTTATACTATCTGCTTGGAGAGTAGATGATGCTTGACCATCACGACCTAATATCCCCGGAGCAAATAACATTGGTTTTACAAAACAAACTCCTAAATCAAAAGATATCTGGTTTGGTTGGGCACTTATAACATTTATTTCCTCATCAAATTCAATATTTAATATTGGAAGATTACCTTTTGGGCCTATTACTCTTGGTAAAATATTATTATAAACTTTTTCTAAAAATGTTCCAAATCGTACAAAATAACTATTTTCATGTGTTGTTCCATCTTGGATTTGAAATTTACCCGTATATATATTATTTAGTTGAAGGATATCCTCTTCAAATGCTTCTACGTTTTTAGTTTTCTTTTTTATTTCAGCTAATTTCTTTGATATTTCAACGAAATTCCCAGTAATTTTAACTTCTTCTCCTTTATCATTAAGAGTTTTAAATTCAGTTGTTTCGGTACGAGGTCGATTAGTATAATTTAAAGACTTTAAATTAATATAATTACCACCTTGAAATACAGAATTTTTGGATTTATCTTTATTTATAAAATTATCTAACCATACTTCCATAGTAGATGGAGCATTAATCCATGGATTATTAGATGAGAATGACTTTATATTAGCTGGGATGTTCATTTGGATGGATTCTACTATATCTCCTAGTGTTATTAATTTTAATGTAATATCATATACACCTTGATCATTAAAAGTCCAGCTAAAATTAACTACTCTACCAAAAAAACCATCATAATTACCGCTATATTCTTCTCTATAATTTTGAATAAGTTGTAATGCTTCATTTTGAGATAATTTTTTGTTATCTTGAAAAAAATCATTATCTAAAAAAGTATTTCCTATTTCCTCTAAATCGCCAGAATTATTTAGGAATTTTTGATGACCCCATTCTAAATACATAGTAAACCCTAATCTTAAATATAAAGTTTCTAGTAATTGAAATTGAAAAGTATTATATGCCTTTATTTGAATAGTTGCATCCCTAGTTGAACCTCTGTTAATACATTCTATAGTAGCAGATGTTATACCGGGCATAGGTTGTTTACCAAAATTTGGGCCTCCTAGACCATAAGCTTTACTACCATTCCAAACATCATTTTTATACTGTATACCTTTTCTTTGACTAAAATTAGAAATAATAATTTCTCCCTCTATATTTTCATTTATTTTACTTAATCCTCCCCATAATACAGCTGATCTTGCTAGCTCAGATTTATTTTTAAATCTTTTAATTTCATTCTCACTAAATCCTATTGATCTTAATTTATTTTTAGCTATTTCAGTTTGAAGTTGATTATTTTGTATAATTTGTTCTCTATATGATTTATATTTTTCTTTATCTTCTTGTTGAAAGATAGGTAGTCTCCCACTGCTTCTATATGCCTCTATATACCCTGTATCTTCTTCAAGTTTTATAAGAGTTTTTAGCTCATCAAGTTCAGAAAGTCCATCTAAGCTTTGGGGTACAGAATGGTTACTAAAAAGATCAACACTTGATGCTAATCTTAAAAATGAATTTTTATTATTTAAAAGTTGAATTTGATTAGGGGATATAGATTGATCATTAAAACCAGAACCCATAAGTTCTTGTCTTTTTTTAATTTGTTCAAAAACAAAAGGATCAAACTCTTCTCCTAGTAAATTTCCAGTCATAACTATCTATTATTTAATATCGCAAATTCTTTTTGTACTTTTGATATATCTTGAGGAATCCTTATTTGGATACCCACAGGAAGATAGTATGAATTTTGCTTTAAACCAGGATTTGAACATGAAATTACCCACCATAAGCTTGCATCTCCATAATATTGTTGGGCCAATTGGTCAAATCTATCTCCTTCTTGAGTAACAACAAATATATCATCTGATGTGTAAGGTACAACAGGATATTTAGTACTCCCATAGTATCTTCTTCTATTTCCAAATATAGCGGTATATGAATATCTATCTCTCATTTTAAATACCTTTAGCTTCTTCTGTTAATGTATCTCCTTGATTATTAGTTGATTGTTGAGTTGTTGATGATGGTTTTATAAACGTATTTTGACCATTTTCACCAGTATAATTACTTCCATTTTTATTTTCTAATGCTATATATCTTTCTTTACCCCATTTAGATATAAGAGATGCATCACCAAATTTTTCTCCATCATAATCATTTTGTTGTATTCTTGGAACAAAATCATGTATAGGTATAAATTGAAAACCTGAAACTTTAATTATATGAGGTAATTCTTTAGTGTTAATTCCACCATCTCTTCCTTGTCCACTGTCAATATCAATTTCATAAGTTGATTGTTCTGGGACTGATAAAGTCATTCCAGTTATTATACCTGGTTGTTCATAACAGTAACCTCCAAAAGTTAAATAAGCAATATTTCCTTGCATGTATCCGTTGTAGCTATAATCTGGTGCTAAGGTTGAAGCTAAAAAATTTAATTTTTGATACATTGGAATTAATTCGGGTAATGATTGAGCTGCTACGGTCCATGACATTTCTATATTTCTATTAAATCCACCATATCTATAAAATTTTTCACCTCTACCCATAAATTTTTCTTCACCCCATTCAGCTCCATAAGTATCACTAAAAGAATCAATGAAAGCCCTAAAATGGATATATGTTTTTAAACCCTCTGGGTTATCCGCATTATTATCTAAGATTCCTATTCTAAACTTAACTAAGTCATTTTTTATATTATCTTTAGTTGTTATAACATTAGTTGAAGAATATATAGGGAAAGCATTTAATTTATCTAAAGGTGTTAAATCTCCATTAGCACTAAAATTATAATTTGATAAATTTTTATTTCTTCTACCAGGAATTCCTTGATTTACTCTAATATCTTGGTTTTTGGTTTGATAATCTAATGATGTTGAAATTACAGAATTAGTACTAGAGGGAGATAAAATTGTTCTAAAATCTCTTAAAGTTGCCCCTCTACTTGCTTGAGCTAGATCACTAGCTTCTACTAATTGACTATAATTATAAACTTTAGTATTATCCGGAAAATTATTTTTTTGAGTAAATGTAGTTCTTTTTAATGATGTTTGACCTACTCCTAATGCTGATCCTGGTCCTCCATCATATCTTATAATTTCATCATCATTTAGTGAAATATTATTAAATTTTTGACCCGCTGAAGGTGAAATTGCTAATAAATTATTTACTATACCACCACCAAGATTTCCTAAAAATCCACCTACACCTGTACCACTTAATATTTGGTCTAAAAATGATGAGTTATTACTTGAACTAGCTATACCTAATTTATATTTAGACAATTCAACTAATCTATTTTCTTCTTTACTTTGGTTATTTGTTACTCTTTTAACATAAAAAGGAGCAGATAAAGGAAGTGGAGAATTTAAGATTGTATCCAATATTCCAATTCCTGTATTTACATCAGTTGCTTTTGTATTGGCAAAAGGATTAATTCCTTGTTTTAATAAATGTCCTCCTGCTGCGTTTGTCGCTACTTGAGCTAAGGTAGAAGTTGGTAAATAAATTCCGTCATTTATAGGTCCACTGCTACCCTGTGCTCTAACAGCAGTTCTTGATAATAAATTTTGTTTTGCTATAAATTGTAAACCTTTTGGGCTTTTTAAGAAATCAAACATTCTTGATGTATCATCTCCTATATGTTGTAAACTATTTGCTCTTAAAAGAAAGTCAGGACCACCAGTATCTCCAGGAGTACTGTCAATAGATTTAGTGATAAAAGGTTCTCTACTATCACCTCCACCTATACGATCACGTCCATACCTTAAAGACTTAAGGTCTGTTGTTAAATCTAAAAGAGCCATATTTTATTATCTTGGTAAGTTATCTAAATACTTTACTGGATCACCATCAACTAAATTTGTTGGTGATGGTTTTCCTGGTTGTTTTGGTATTCCGTCTGCTGAGTAAGTATCATGTAATTTTGATAATGCAAAATCAGGAATAGAAGGTGTACCACCATTTAATCCAGTTAAGTTAGATTTACCTTGTTCTAATTTATCTAAAAGTCCCATAGTTATTGTTTTATTATAAATATTAAATTATTGTATTTGTCGTGTATTTACACTAAATGCAGTACCTACCTGGGTACTATTCATTTTAACCGTTCCTTCTTTATTTAAGATTCTACTTAATAAAGCATTTGTTTCTTTCATATCAGCATTTCCACCTGCTCCACCTGTTGTGTTTATATTTGGAGAAACAGCTAAACCATCACCTGCTGCTGTTATTGTAGTTGCACCAAATTTATCTGTAATAGTAAATGGTCCCGAACCCGGAGGTGCTACACCATCTTGAACCATAGCTGTAATTCCACCTACTACTGCCGCAGTTGCTAAAATACCCCCAACAATTGCAGGAGTTGCAACACCAAATGATGCTGCTATTGCTACAGCTGCTGCTGCCGCTGCAGCTACTAATAGTAGTGGGCCTAACATTTGTATTGTTTCAGAAAATTTTTCCATTGCTAATGTTTGTTTTTCTTGTAATGAAAGCATTTTTTCATTATTTAATGCTTGTTGTGCATCTCTGTCTAATTCTGCATTCGCTTGTGTTGCTAATGCTTCCCCTGTTTCTAGTTGTTCAGCTAATGCTTCTCCTGACAACCCTAATGCCTCCGCAAATTTGTCTTGTTGGATTCTATTCATACCCTGAAGTTCTTCTAAACTTCCAGCTTGCGCAACTAATTCTTTCATTAGTCCCGCCATATCATTGTCTAGGGCTAATGATCTTGCTTTTTCTAAATTTAAATCTCTACCAATCAATGCTTCAGCTGCCATTTCAGCTCTGATGGATGATTCAAAGTCCAATAATTGGTTAGCTGCTCCATTTATATCATCCATGTTTGCCCCCAACTGTTTAGATAAAGCTACAGATTTTGCTAAACCACCAGGAAACTTATCTAAATTTATTCTTGTTAAAGCCGACATTTTATTAGCTTCATCTAATACATCAGATAATTTTAACCTAATACCAAATTCTTTTTCTGCTGCTAATACCCCCGCTGCCTGTTCTTTTTCTAATTGCTTGAAGGTTTTACCAGTTCTCATAGCTTGTTTAGCCATGTTACCTATTGCCTCTTCTGATAGATGAAGTCTGTTTAGTGATTCAGCTGCTCCTTCTAAAATACCTTTATCAAAAGCAATTGCTGTGCCTCCTAACTCTTTATTTAAAGCCATTAAGGCTTTTTTCTGTTCTTTTATTGAGACTGCAGTGGATAAAAATGATCCACTGGTTTCTTTCATTTCTTTTTTAAATTCCTTAGCTTCTTTTTTAGACATACTAAGGCCACGAGCAATATCAGTTGTAGATTGATCTGCTTTTTTAAATTGATCAAATAAAGCACCTGCTAATTTAAATAAAGCTCCAGCAGCTAATGCACCTTTATCTAAATTTTTGAAAATATTTTTAGAAACAGTACCTATTTTTTGACCAGCTGTTGCACTATCACCTAGATTTTCTAATGTTTTTTTAGATTCGGCGTTTGCTTTGTCTAAATTAAAAAACTTATTTAAACTACCCATTCCTAGTTTATCCAATAAACCAGTAACTGCACCCGAAATTTTTCCAACAGCCCCTAAAGATTTTTCTTGTGCCTCAGCCCTAGCTTCTATAGCTCCTCTTATTTTGTTTTGTTTTTTAAAATTTTCTTCTAGGGCAACTAAATCTTCAGCATCTAATTTAATTCCTTCTTGTTTAGCTTGTTCAATTTTTCGTAAAGTTACTAATTGATCTCTTTCAGCCTTATTAATTTTATTTCTATCAGATATACTAAGTTTTTGGCCTTGGTTTAACTTTTCTTGAATATCTTCAATATCTTGTAGTGCTTTTTCAGATGCAGTTATACCTTTTGTTAAGTCATTAGAATAGCTAGCTGCTAATTTTTTAGCTTCTTCTGTTGCTTTTGCTGTTTGTTGGGTAATCCCTTGTGAGAAAGTAACGGCTAAAGACTTAAGCGTAGAGTCTAAATCCATTATGATTTGTCTAAACTCTTGTGCTTCTACTTTACCTTTTTTAATATCGTCTCCTAATGCCATAAGGGTATTTTGTTATAAATATTAAAAAGAATAATTTTACTTATAACTAGACTTGTTTTTAAATGTAGGACGTTTTACTTGACCTGATGAATCTACCATAGATTTTTTACCTTTTCCTTTCATTGCAGCCTCCTGTTTTTTATTTTGATCTTTATTATATTGGTCTATTTCATGGAAAGTAAATTTACGAAGCCAAATAGGCATATTGTATATCGTAAACCAATCATAGCCTCCATTTCCATGAAAGACTATGTTGTGTATTTGGGTAAATAAATTTTTTCTGTATACCTGGCTATTTTCCAAATTCAGGCCAAAAAAATCTAACCCCAATTGGAATTGATTTTGTTGTTTCGCTACCAGTGGGAAAAAAAGTTAAATCTACATCTGGAGACATTGATTTAATATATTCTCTTAAGGCACGAGCATCTCGCGCCAGTAAGTATTTATCTACAAACTCTCGAATATCTTTTTTATCCGTTTTCCCTTCTACGGATAAAAGCATATGTTTTAGTCTTGTAGTAAGAGTAGGATCTTCATTTTTATTTATTTTCTTTAAACCCTCTAACTCACGTTGGATTTTCATTTCATCTCCATGAGTTAATAATTTAAATGTAATTTCATTACCTGAATGAGGGAATGTATAACTAAATTCATTTTTACCTGATTTAAATAATTCTTCATTAATTTCAATATTATTTATATCTGTTAAATCAACTGTTTCTTCTACTCCTTGATATGAAAAATTATAATCTTTACCATACCCTAAAATACGAGCTGCTATCATAATTGCATTTTTATCTCCTATTAATAAATCATTATAATTTATTTTGGAAACAATTAATGATTGAAATAGTTTATCTAATACAGTTCCTTTTTGGATATAAGAAGAATTAGTAAGAATATCTTCTTCTTTAGCAGTCATATATTTAATTTCAATTTTTCCTTCTGCTAAAGGAGAATCTTTAGAGTATAAATATCCTTTTGAGGGTAAATCTACAACTTCTGTAGCTAATTTAAATTCGGCCATAATCTTTATTTATTAATAACGTTTTGTACATTGATAAATATCAATATAATTAGTTTTTTTACCGTCTCCACGTAATTTAGAAAAATAATTTATTAGAATTTGTAACAGGATTATAATAATAATGACCCTGAAATGTAATTCTAGAATCATTTTGTTTTAACTCTAATTGTCCTATTCTGTGGGGTATATCTCCTTTCCAAATATGCAAAGTGCCAAATTCATAATTTTTAGTACCAGTTTTATAATCTAAATAAGGTATAGTACCATTAGATTCAATTAAAGATACAAATGAATAAATTTGATCTACATCTAATTTGGGGTAAAAATCTAAAATATTAAGATCTAAATGATAATCATATGTTTTTAAAGGTTGTGAAGAACCTGTAAATACATGAAATCCTGGAACCGTTAATTCGTCTTCTAATTCCGTAGGTATGGAAGTTATTAATTCTATTTTATTAATTAACTTTTTATATAACCAATAAAATTTTTCAACTAATAATAATTGAACTCCTATATCTATGTTTTCTTTTTTTCCTTCTAATTTATATATAGCATCACCTAAAGTATATTCGGCTTTGCACTGTTCCATAATAGCTTCTTCTGCTGGGGTACCTTTATATATTTGGGCATGACTATTTTCATATTGGGAAATATGTTTCCAATATTCTTTTAGTTCATAAATACTATTTTTGATAATTTTTATTTCTTCTAAAGATAAAAAATTAGGATAGTCTTGCACCATATAATTAAGATAAAAAAAAGCTTGGCCTAAGCCAAGCAATTTTTCAATCAGGGGTGGGTAAAATTTTTAGAAATTTAAGATACAATAATCTGGTTGTACCGTTATTTCAATATTTTGAGCAGTATCTACAGAATCCCAATTATATTCTCCAAATCCAGCATTTGTAATAAATGCACCTTTAATAATCCATTCTGATACTATATCTCCTACAGGACCAAGTACATTAAAAGTAAGATCTTTCTTATAGAAGTCACTATACCCATCACGACCAGTTACTGATTCATGATGCAAACGTACCCATTCCATAACAGCTTGAGCACCCGATGGAGTAATTGGATCAAATAATGTTAAAGAAATTGGATCCCAAACGGATTTTCCTTTTACATATCTTGATACGTTAATATGATTTAATTCAACTGTACCTTGAGTTAAGGTTACAGCTCCAACTCCTTTTACCACATAAGCAGGAATACCATCTACATAAAGAATAAATCTATTCTGCTGTTTTGGCTCAAAAGCTGTGAAAAATATTTCGTTCGGATCTAATACTGCCATTTTATTGTTTTATTTTATTATAAATATTTATCTTTTTAATTTTTATGCTGGAAATGTTGCTCCAGTTGGTAATACATTGAAATCTAATATTACAAATTCAGCTGTTTTAGTTGGTTGTAAGAAAATTTGTCCTACTAATTCGTTTCTATCTATTACAGTTGGTGTATTATTAGTATCATCCATTACTACTTTAAATGCATACAATCCTTGTCTTTGTTGTACTCCTTCTAAATATGGATTAACAACACTTAAGAAATTATTTCTTGTAGCGATTGTATTTTGTTCAAATACTAGATTATCAGCTACTCCAGAAATAAATCCTTTAAGAGCAATTAATAATCTACGTACATTTACTCTATCTAAAGCACTAGCTCTTTTCTGTAGTGTTTTTTGTCCAAATACAACTACTCCACTTTGTGGGAATGTAGCTAATGGATTAACATTTGCTTCATATAAAGTATCTCTATTATTTGCTGTTAATCTTCTTTCAGCTCTAACTACTTGTCCTAAAGCTCCTCTAGTTAATCCAGCTGGTGCAAACCATGGTTCACTTGAAGCATCTGTAAAGACATATACTCCTGGGATTACTGTTGAAGCTGGTACAAATACTAATTCTCCAGTTTGTGGATCAATCATTTGAACCCATGGCCAATATGTAGCAGCATAACTATTATCAAATGAAGAAGCTGCTTGTGTTACTGAAGCTACTGAACTTCCATATTTTACTAGGTCTACTACTGCAACATTATCACCTCTATTTAATGAATTATTAACTAAAGCTGTTGTTTGAGTTGCGTGTACTGCGTTAATTAATCCAGGAGCACTAATAACATTATATTGGTATTCATCTACATTTCCTAATAAGGCAATTGCGTTATCATAATTACTACCAGTTAATCCTTGTGTATCAAATGCAGCACCATTACCTATATCTCCGTAAAAATTAGCTAATCTTGAAGAAGCTGCTGTTGTAATATTTCTACCTACAGCACCTCCAAATGAACCTGATGATACAGCTGGTAGGCTACCTGTAAAGTTATCTTTTGCTGCTCCATTATTATCAAAATAATTTGGAGTTTTTCTTACTGATTTAACTCTTACATAGCTTGATAAGTTAGCATATGAACCTGATTCTTGGATATAATAATCTGCTCCATCATTTACTAAATTTTTCTTAATATCACCAATTTGTGCTCCAATATAGTTTGGTTGATATGGATCTAGTGATACATCTAAATATTGTTCTAATACTACTTGTTGATTAGTATTATCATTTCCTCTTCTAATTAGTAAACTAAATGTTCCAGATCCTGTATTTACACTAGCTACTGACCAACGTACATTTTGTGTTGAACCTGATACTAAAGCTCCGTTTGATAATTGGCTTGTTCCAGTGTTCATTATTTCCCCTTCAGAAATTGTTTCTAACTCAAATGATGGGGCTGATGCTTCTAGATTATCTGTGTCTAAAGTTATTGTAAAAGTTCCTGCACTTAATTCATCTGCTGTAAGTGTTAAAACAAGGACACCTGTTCCGCCTGCGTCTCCAGTTTGAGCATTAATAGCATCAAGTGATAAAGATAATGTTGTATCTACTATTGATCCTTCTCCGACAGAACTTGGGACTACATTAGTAATTACTCCATTTAAAATAGTTACGTCAACAGATACTCCTGTTGCAGTTCCTCCACCACCTACTATTAAATCTGTAGCAGCAGTGCTACCACTAGTAAAGGTATAAGTTCCATCTAATGAATCATCACCTGTATTTGTATTAAATGTGTTTGTTGAAACAGCATCAAAAATTGTAGTTGAAATTAATGGCGAACCACCGTTATCGTTTGAAGAAAATGTAATTACATCTCCTACTTTATATCCTGTTCCTGCTGAAGATGCTGTTACTGCAGCTTCTGCTCCATTATCTGTTACTAAATTAAATACTGCTCCAGAACCTCCTCCTGTTGCAGAATAAGTAGCTGCTGTATAAGTTACAGTTTCTGCTGATCCTGTAAAAGCTGATCCTGCAGATACCCCATTAGCAAATAATGCTGCTGCGTTTGTATCACCCGTTAATAAAGGTTCACCATCTACTGAGTCTACAAATGAACTTGTAGCAGAAGAGAATGTTTCGGGTACTACTCTAGTAACTAATAAGCTATTCCCACCACTTTGAAAATAATTATTTGCAGCTAATGCAGTTAAATATGAATAAGCAATTGAACCACTTTGTACAGTAGTACCAAAAATTGCTGAATATTGGCTAAAAGAAGTAACTAATGTTGGAACTTCAACAGGACCTATTGCAGCTGGTCCGATAATAGCGGCACCTACTTCTGCGGGCTGTTGAGTAATAAATGATTGGTCGTTTTCTCTAGCTAATACACCTGGAGATAATAATGTTTCTGCCATCTTTATATGTTATTTTTAATATTGTTTTATTATACATATTAAAGATTTTTTCAAAGAACTATTCTGAACTAACGAATTCTCCCTTTTCTAGATCAATATTACCTTCTCCGTATTTTTCTTGTAATTCCTTACCTAATGTTTCTTGTTCTTGAAGAAGAGATACATAATTGCTTTCAAGGTTTTCTTTTCGTTTAGATAAAAAGTATTTTCTTTTTTCTATATCACCTAAACTAAAGGTTATTTCATTTTCTTGTCTTTGTAAATCTTTTAGTTTTTGTAACTCTTCTTTTGATAACTTTGTTGTACTCATGTGTTTTTATTTATTATAAATATTGACAGAATTCTTTTAATGCCAATATTTGTGTTTTTAATGGTAAAGTTTGTACCCCACCAACTAAGCATTTATCTTTTTTTGGTTTATCTACGGGGTTTATTTTAATTTCTTTTTGATATATTTCTTTTAATAATAAAAGTAAATCATACTTTGATATACATTCACTATGTAAAATAGTTTCTGTGTTATGACTATCCCAATTAAACATAAGATATAAACAATATTGAGCCCAAGTTAATGTAGTATTACCATTGGATAAATAATTAGTATAACCATTTATTTCATTCTCTTGTGAAAGAAACCAACTCATTAAACTTGCTGATGAATCCCATTCAGGACCAAAAACATTAGTTTTTATAATTTTAGTTCTTTTTCCATTTTCTTTTATCCATTCTGATGCTTGTTTTTTAGATAAGCCATATTCATCATTATCGTCATCACAATCAGTTCCTGGGTATATAATTTTAAATTTTGTTTGTTCTTCTAACCATTGGGGTAATTCCCAATTTATTTCAAACTTATCTGTTTTTTGAGATATAGCTCCGGCACAATTAATAATAAATTCACCATCAAAATTACATACCGCATTCTTAAATTCTATTGATGGAAATTTTTTATCAGTATAAGCTATTTTAAATCCTTTTGAATCTAAAAATGCTGCAACCATATGTCCTAACATTCCTTTATGGCCTAAAATTAATACTTTCATATTATAAATTTTCTATTTTGTTTAATTTGTCTTTAGTATAAATATTAGTAATATCTACTAACTTTGAATCAATAAATATACCTAAATATTTTATATCAGGCAAATTTATTACTTCATTAATTTGTTTTAATATTATATTTTCTCCATTTACATTGATTTTAATATTAAGATTATTAAAATTATCATAAATTAATAATTGTTTATTACTAACTGAAAAAAATAATTTAAAATTTGTATTATATTTATTATAATTTAAAACATCAGGAGACCCACATTCTAAAGTACCCTTTACTTTTACTTCTGTTTTTTTATATTTAAAATTTTCTAAAATACTTTCCCAATAACTTTCAGCATCATTATACATTGAAGTTTGGGTATTAGGAATTTGTTTTACATAATCTGACTTACTAAGTAAAGAATCAACTTTGATAATATTATCTTTACTTAAAATATTTAATAATAACCCAGGAAATAAAGGTTGGTTAGTTGCTGGGTCTATATAATTACTACAAATAAAATCTTTGGGATCATTAAGTAATTCTAATATTTCGTTAGTAATTTTAGTATCATAATTAATAAAAGAACAAAATGGATAATCTAAATTATTATTTAGTGAAATAGCATTTTTAATTAAATTAAAAACTGTCCAACCATAATCTTCTTTAATATGAGAAATTTTTATTTGGCCCCCTACTGTTTTCCAAAATTTCATTCCTCTTTCTGGAAAACGTAAAATTGGGTTACTTTGATCATATACAAAATAATCAATTTGAGACTGGATTGAGGTTGGGAGTGGTGAATGGGATGAAATTAGGATATTAAAGTTATTTTTTAAAATAGAAATAGTACTTTGTAATATATCTAATTTTTCTTGTGTATCACAATAACATAAAATTACTATTAAATTTTTATTTTTCATAACATGCTATATAAGTTGATATGTCTTTTAATTTATTGTATTTAGTTATTGATTCGTACTCAATATAGTTTGTATCCGAGTTACCTTTAAACCAATCACCTTTTTTATTTAAGATTTGATTTATAATAGATTGTTCTGATTCATATAATTTAAGTAATAATTTTTTAGTCTCCAAATATGTTTTGGATATTTTTTGTGAAGATTTACCAAATACATAAAAATCATCAGTCTCATTTTTAACAGCATCAAAAATTAATTTGTGTTGAGGGTGTCCATATTCACCAATAGGGTTATGAGTTACTATTTTATCCCAATTTTTATAATTAATTATATTTTTTAAATCAAATTGTTTTGTAGGGTATAAAGTATCTTCATAGTCGAACATTTTCCAAGAACCTACATTTAATTTTTCCATTACTTGTTTAAATTCTTCACTTCTAATTTTATTTGATTTATTTGTAAGACAAATTACTTTATAATCAGAACCATGTTTTATTAATTCTTCTCCTCCAAATATTAATTCATCATCAGGATGAGCAATAATCATTAATTTAGATGATTTATAATCATTAAAAGTTTTATTTAAAATATCTGCACCTTTAGGAGTTACTGAAGGATCAGGACCATGTATAAAGTAAGGTTCTAAAGTATTAGTATCATACATTACATCAAAACCTTGTTTTAAATAAGGTAAATTAACTTTTATTTCATCCTCTGAACTATAATAATTATTCCATGTAATGGGTAAATCTAATGTCTTATTTTCTTCCCAAAGTATATTGTTAGCTACCCTTTCTTCTGAAAATGCATTATCATCTACATAAATTTTAATATTGTATAAATTTAATTCTTTATTCCATTTTAAACATTTATCAAAAAATGGTTTACTTTCTTTATTATAAAAATAAAAACCAGTAGCAATTAATTTTTTATTTGGATTTCTAGTTATATTTTTAATTGAAGCTAACTCGCTACCATAATTTCCTTCTAATTTAATATTATTATAATACCTCCACTGATTAATATCTTCGTGGAAGTATTTCATAAATAAAGGATAATCTTTTAAATTTTCTAGATATTGTAAAGAATTATCAATATTTTCTGTTGCAAAAGCATCTCCATCAATCCAAGCAAAATTATCATAATTTTCTTTTAGTGAATCTAAACTAGCTAAATACTTAGCAAAAAATATTGAGTAATCTTTATTAAATAAATTTGGTTCTCCAATTGATTCCGATTTTGGTTTTGGACGATAATCTATTCTTTTATTAATAACATTAGGAAGATTTATTTTAGAATCACAATTAAACCCATAAACTATAATTTTATGTTTTGAATATTTAAGTAAACTTTTAGCTAAAACTTCTATCATAGGAAGATAACTTTCATTACCTCCTGTTATCCATATAAAAGATTTTTTTTTATTTTTATTATCTAATAAATTTAATGCTTTGTTAATTACAACTTCTGGTGTTAAAGATTTTTGACAAATATGTTGTTTATTTGTTCCCTTATGTTCTGGGCACCAATCCCAATCTCCTGTATCAAAAATATAATCTTTATTAACCCAACAATTATTACACACAGAATGGTTTTCTACTTTAGTTAAATTATTAGGCACATCATACCCATAAGGAACAAAATTATTAACCATTAAAGTATGTTTTCCCATAGCCCAATTAACCCAAGATAATCCTGAACCTAATCCTACAAATAAATCTGCATGATGAATATAATTAAATAATTTATCCCAAGGTAAATTTTTCTTATTAATAATATTTTTACCTTTAAACCCATTAAGTGTTAAACTAATAACTTTATAACCCTTTTTAGTTAGAGAATCAGCTAATTTAATCCAACTTTCATATTGCCATTCTTTTAGTCCTGCTGTGGCTTGGGGTCCAATACAAACATATTTTTGTTTTAATGGTCTTTTTCCTATTTTATAATCAATTCCATAGTTAACAGGATTATAAGGAATATTTAAAATATCAGCAGCAGCCTGGATTAATGGTATTGTGTTTACTTGGGTTGGATGATCATTTAAGTTTTTCCAACCTCCTTTTTCATCTCTAAACCAACCAATTTGAAAATGAGCGTAACATGGAGGAGTTTCTCCTGGGGGTACAAATTTGATATCATTATAATCTTTTAGATTTTTAAACCATTCATTATGAAATGTACTAACTATAACATTACATTTATATTTATTTTTAAATTCTATCACTTGTGGGGCCCAAGCTAATGTATCTCCTATTGATTTTGATTCAAATGAAATTTTTACTGTTTTATTTTCTAAATTAAAAGTATGTACTACTTCACCATTAATTTTAATTATCCAAGGTATATTATATGTTTTACTACAATGAGTCCACATATTATTAGTAATAGTAGCTACATGAACTATTTCATTAGTAGAACCATTTATAAATTCAACTGTATATTTGTTATTATGGTGTCCAAGGACTTCTACTTTAGGACCTAAATTAAAACTTATTTCTACTTTATTTTGTGGGATATTTTTTAATAAATTTTCTAATTCTTTACCTGCTATTTTAGCAGCATTTTCCCAAGTAAACTTTTTTCTAATTATTTTAGACTCTATTATAGATTGTTCTTTATGATATTCGTAATTTTCATAAGCATCTCTCATCACTTCTTTTAGATTATTAAAATCAGGATCATAAAATTCCCCTTCTAACATTTCTTGAGAAAAACTACTATATTCCCCTTTTTTAGCTTTAGATGTAGATAAAATACTTACTGGCAATCCTAGTCCCTCAGCAAATTCTAATTGTGCACTACAATTTGAATATATAGAAGGTGTACCACAAGCCATTGCTTCAATTAAAGGTAAATTCCAACCTTCAGATCTAGCACAAGATAAAAATACATGACCTTTCTGTAAAAATTTTATATATTCTTTTCTAGTAGGAAAGTGTTTTACTTTTACTCTAGGGTCATTTAACTTATAATGTTTTAATCTTTTTTCTGTAGATTTAAATTTATCTTTAGCATAAGGATTATCAATAGATACTATTAAGTCAACGGGTTCATCTTTGTCAAATTCTTCTAAAAAAGATTCTATTAATTCTTTAGTTGATTTTCTATAATCCCATCTACCAAATATAACAAATTTAAATCTACCATCATCATAATCAGGTAAAGTTACTTTATTATTAGGTTTAAATATATTACCATCAACTGCCTCTGGGACAACTTTTACTTTATTTTCTTCTATACCTTGTTCTACAGTACAATCTTTTTGCCATTGAGAAGGAACCCAAATTTGGTCAAATGTTTTTAATTGGTCAAAAAAATAATCTGGTTGTCTTGTAGTTTCCCATACATTATATGCTATTTTAGGACCCTGGTAGTCTTGGTAAAAGAAATGATGGTTTGTTTCATTAAGAACTATATTAATATTGTGATTAAAATTATTAGGATAATTAGAATAAAATGAGTGGTGATTTAATTTATCATCATTATCCCATAAAGATTGTTCAACTAATAATTTTTTATCTAAATTATCTATATAATCTTCTCCATTATGGGGCTCATCATTATGTCCTTCCCAAGAACCTCCTATAGTAAAATTTCTAACTTTTAAATTATATATGTTAGATAATTCTCTATAAAAAGCTCTTGTGTGATTAGCATAACCAGTAGTACCAATGTAACTACCATGTGCAAAAATTTTAGGTTTTTGTTTTGTCATTTAACCCAAATTTACTAAATTTATACCAAAGTCTTTCGTGTAGGAAGTATAGCACCATTTTGGAAATGATTTCTATTCCCCCTATAGCCAAACCTGCTTCCCAAGAACCCGTTATTAGTCCTGAAATTACTACTGTATCTATTGATCCTATTATTCGCCATGAAACTGTTTTTGCAATGTGTCTTTTATAACTTACCATCTTTTTTCATTTGTTTTCTTATAGAAGTAGCTGATATTTCTCCTATTTCAGATGGTGGAACGTGTTCAATAATATCATATCCAACTCCTCTACCATAATTAATCGATTCTATATCAGGTATAATAGTTGGTAATACTTTACCTTCTTTAATAAGTTCTTTTAACTCACCTTCTTTTACCATTTCTAAAATTTGTTGTGCTGTCCAAGGATTCTTTTTATCCGGTTTTACATCTCTAATTCCTAACCAAACATTATATCCTTGTTTTAATCTTTCATTAATTAACCATAAATGCCCTTTATGTAAAGGTTGCCATCTACCAGCAAAAAATGAATACTTTACTTCTGATGATGAAGACTCTTTGTCTGCTTTTGCTTTAAATTCCATTATCTCTTATTAAGTTTATTGCTATTGCTCTTTTTTCTGGTTTATTTGGGTCCATATCATTAATTAAATATCTAGGTCCTCTTTCAATCCCCATAATTAATCTATGATATGGTACTTCATTTTCATATAATTCTATTTCAGTATGCATCCTAAGGTATTCAGGGCGTGCTGTAGTTAAAATTATCATATGTCCTTCAACTGATGCTTTATCTAGGTAATCTATAGTAGATTCTATTCCTTCAGCTTTTGTAGTTTCGTATGTTTCAAATTTGCGATATTTAAATATAGTACCATCTATATCACAAAAGTATGTATTTTTTTTCTCCATATTAGTTATCTAATTGATAATCCGAAGGTGGTAATTCATTTAATAATGATCCTTTAGGATATACTACATCTAAACCAGTCTTTTTGGCTATTATCTTTAATGATTCTTCTGGTGTTTGATTTGTAGTGTCAATATTAATATAATCTAAGTCTGGTTTTTGGAACTGCATAACATGGTAATTTTCTCTACCTCTAAATCCTTTTTCTACATCATAATGTACAAAAATTTCATGTAATTGCCACTTCATTATATCCTTAAATTCTTCTCTTTGATCTAAATAAGGAGAAACTAAAGATACGATTACATCTTTACCTTGGTTGTGTAAATAATGAGCAATTTTTTGAGCAGCATCTACATTAGTTATTCTACCTTTTATAGAATAATCTTTATTTGTAAATAATTCTCTCATTTCATCTCCATCTATGCGGTAGGCATGAGGGAGATATTTTTCTTTAAGCATGTTTGCTAAAACGGTCTTTCCTGAACAGGGTTGACCCGTAAACCAATATATCATATAACGTTATTTTAAATGTAACCATAATGTACGTAACTATTATTAGGTATCCAAACTATTCTTGCCTAGTTTGACCATTAGGATATTCTCTATTTGCTGGAACTGATTGAACTCCAGGTTTAAAATTATCACTATTACTTGTTGTTTCAAAATTAATTGTAACTTTAGATTTGCTATTAAATTTATTAATCGAATGCATTTCTTTTTGAATAGTATCAGGAATAATATAACCTCTTAATTGTATATTAAATGTGCCTAATACTAATCTATCTCTACCGGTTGTTAATTCTGTTTTTGTATTAAATGAATCTATAAAGGCTCTAAATTTAAACCTTTCAGGGTTACCCCAATAAGCATCAGATGCATATTCACATGCTTCAATTATTTTATTTAATTGTTCCATATAATAAGTTTGTATAAGTACACTATATTCTAAAGTTACAAAATCTGGGACTGCAACTGCATAATGTTCTTTTACAGGTTTTTTATTATTTAAAACTGAAAAATTGTTATAAAAATTATCAGGACTATATTTCTTTTGAAATGATCCATATAAATTAACTCCATTAGCATCTAATTTATTGTAAACAGATCTATCTTTTGATATAGTATCTCTTTTTAAAACAATAATAGGTAACATTATAGCACCTTTTTTATCTCTATAATATCCATCTCTTTGGAATGATTTCCATCTTTCTGGGGCTCCATATATTATAGGTACATTTCTTCTTTCTCCATTTTGGTATACAAAAGGTTTAATTACATTTTTAAAGTAATAAAATACTGCTTCATCTAAATCTTGAATACCAATAGAAAATGGTTTTACTGAATCATCTTTAAAACTTAATTTAGTTGATCTATTAAAAGGTATACCCGTTTGTGATTCGTTTGAATTTACAGTAGAATTAGGATTACCTCTTCTAGTATCAGTAGCTTTTTGTTGCTCAATACTTAGTTGCCTTTGTGTTTTTGGAATTGGTTTTCTAATTTTACTCATTACATTCTTTCTATATATGGTGAGATTGCTACTTTATCCGCTGGGATATAATACGTAGAAACTAATATTGATAAATTACTACCAAATTGATCAAGATTTGGATTAAGTGGATTTGGATCGCCAGTTGAATCGTTATTAGGATAATCAGGGTTTTTACCTCCAAAATATTGATTTGCTACTGTACTTTGTACACCGTAGTATCCTTCTTGATAAAGTATAATATCTCCAACTTCTGGGACTACATCAGCATCAACTAAATCATCTCTAAAAAAATAAAAATCTATAGGTTGGCCAAATTGAATTCCTTCTTCATTTTCTGCATATTCTTCATTTGATCTATTTATTAACACATTAAAAAGAAATGGACCATTATAAAATTTAGCTTCAGCTGCTTCTCCATAGATATTTACTTTAGTTTCTTCTAATTTAAATTGATATAAAGCACACTGTTGGGTAATGATATTACCCATCAGTTCTCTATTTAATTTTCTTATCAAAGAGACATCTCTTTGTCCTGTAAACATTGCCATATTATCCTATAAATATTGTCCAAGGGACTTGTTGTAACTCAACCATTTTAGATTCAGCTTCCTGAGCTTTTCTATTTAATAAAGCAGCTCTAGATGTTTCATCTAAATATGCTCTTAGTCTTTCTAATAAAGCTGTTTTTTCAGCTGTCGCTGCAGATATCAGATCACCTTGGTTAAGGTTTACTTCTGCGTTAGGGATTGGAATACTTGAATATTTACCTCTAACATACCCTAGCATTTCTTTACAAATTGCTAATGTCATTTCAAATATCCATTGTCTACCAATTGAATTAATTAATGAGTATTTGGGGTTTTTAAAATTAGCATTACTAACATTGTTAATTTGTCCATCAGCACATTTTATTGTTCCTCTATCTTTTTCAAAAATATATTGAAACCAAATTTTACCTAATCCTTGACCTCCAACATCACTTCTTCGTGGGATTGGAAATACTTTTAAGTCATTAGCATGTATTTCAAAACTATAATCTGCCCATCTAACCATTTCGTTCATTTCAATTGATTGGATTACTTGCATATCATAACTAAGAGGCATCATCATATATCCCATATCACCCCCAAATCCACCAACACCTACTAGTCCAGCTGCTATTGCACCACCAAACCCAAATCCTGTGTAAGGGTCTAAATATTGTGCTGATGCAGGAACAGGACGTTGCCAAAATACTCTTTTTACTTCAATTCCTTCTGAGTACGCAGATCCTGTAAATCCACTAGCTGTCATAAAAGTTTCAAAACTATAATTTTGTTCACCATCAACAAGATCAAATGAACCAGAATACCAAGGAATTGTACCTCCTACTCCTGCTTCATCAGCATATTGTTGAGTTAATCGAACTATTGTTTTCATACTAGGAGTAATAATAGTTTCGTTTAATTCTTCAAATATAGAAAGACCTTCTAAATCTAAAAAGTTATCTCTAATTATATACGCCCAAATTTCATTACCATAAATAGTTACTGCTTCTTCAAATGCAGTATAAAAGGATCCAGATTGTAATTCAATATCAACTAAGGGGTATCCCATTCTATTAGCACAAAAAACAGATACTTTGTCTGCGTCCCTTCTAAATTCAGGATCGTTATCATAAAAGCCAAAAGGTGTTTCTCCAGGTGCGAATGAACTTGAACCAGGCCAAATAGGTACATTCATAATTTATATTTTGTTATAAATATGAAAAAAAAGACCTCAAATTGAGGTCTAATTTTTTATTTTAAAAATTGGTAAATTTATAAAGATATTTTTATTGTTCCACTGTCATTGTAAAGTTGACCAACAACACCTGGATCCACTGATGGTAAATTGCCTACAAATAATTCAGCTCCATCTATTGATCCAGAAAATGATCCTGAAAAAGAACCTGTAAGATTTGCACCTTCTCCGGTTATGGATCCTCCATCAACTAAATTAATTGACCCAGTTACTATTAAACCACCATTTATATCTAATGATCCTGTTATACTATGAGAACCTGTAAAGTATCTAAAATTATCATCAAGTTCTGTTATAGTTAATGCTGAACCTTTTTCTGATCTGTAAATTAATGCCATTTTTTATTAAATTTAATTTTGTTATAAATATTAAGAAGAAGCTACAAAATATTCCATTTGAATATCTTTAGTATCTGCTTTTGCTTTTATTGAAGTTAATGAAGCAAAACCCGCAAAGTATTGTTCATCAACATATCCTTCTACTACATAATCATAATAATTATTACTATCAAATTGCCCATTAGAAAATACCATTGATTTACCTGGGTCTAATTTAAATAGACCATCATCACCAGAACCTACATTAGTTGTGTTTGGATTTTGGGCATCGGGACTATCTTGGATTAAGTATAAAGATAAATAGTGGGATGTACATAAATTAGTAAATCTCATATATTTAACTGTATCTCTAACAAATGAACCAGCTACTTGTTGTTCTTCTGAGTCAACAAATCTTAAAATCTCAATTCCACTTCCACTAAATGTAGTAGATATGGTATCTACTCTTCTTACTGTTTGAGCAATACCTGGAATTATAACTTCATTAATACAAACTTCTTCGTTTTTATTAGGTAAGGTTATACTTTCTTGGATGAGTACTTTTAAAGACCCACTAGTTACACATTTTGCCATTTTATAATTTTATTATAAATATGTTATTGGTTTTTATTATTATAAATATATGAACCAGAAACGGTAATACTTGCTCCTTTATCAACAGCTTCATTATAATAGTTTAATAAATCTTCAACAATTTCATTTCTATGGTTAGAAATTAAAGTAATTGCTTCTAAATTTTTAATTTTTCTTGCTGCTGTATATAAAAATTTAAAACCAGAATCTGCTTTCTTTTTTAAATCTGTTTGGTGAGCATCACCACATATCATCATTTTGCTTCTTAAACCTATACGTGAAGTAATCATTTCCATTTGTTCGTGAGTTACATTTTGTGCTTCATCTACTATAATCATTGAATCCATAAATGTTCTACCTCTCATAAATGATACGGGCACAATTTCTATTTTACCATCATTAACTAATTTTTCAATTTTGGATTTATCATGTAAAGCAAAGAAATTTTGATAAATAGGCTGAACCCAAGGATCCATTTTTTCTCTTAAGTCGCCAGGTAAAAATCCTATTTCTTCTTTTGATACAGTAGGTCTGGTTATTATAATTTTATCATATTGTCTTCGTAACAGACCATCTAGGGCAACATTACATGCAAGTAATGTTTTTCCACTAC